GTCTAGCGAAGAACTACAGATTCCTTATGTTTCTCCAGTAGATAATAAAGTTCACATGTATTATCCTGATTTTCTTTTTGAAGTTAAAAAACAAAATGAAATAGAAACAATAGTTGTAGAAATAAAACCAGATAAACAGACAAAAGAACCAAAGCGTGGCGAGAAGAGTAATAGAACATTTTTAACAGAGATGGTTCAATATCAGATAAATAAATCTAAGTGGGACTCTGCATCTAAATTTTGCTCAAAAAACGGATGGAAATTCATGGTTTTAACCGAAAATAATCTTTTCAGAGGAAAAAATTAAATGTCATCCCTATTTCCCGGAAATCCGGGTGGTTTATTTGAATATTTAAAACAAAACAATGGAGTACAGACTTCTAGTAGATATAGAGTGATTATAATCCCACCAAATGGAAGTCAACAGGTATTTCTTTGTCCTTTAGCACAAATACCATCTAAGAAACTTAAAGCATATGGTGATTTTCTGTCCGGTGCCATGTCACCAATACCAGCAATATATGGCATAGAATACAATAATAATTTGTTTGATTTTGCAATCGAAGGAAACTGGAATAGCAGAAAATACTTCGAAGACTGGCAAACTATCGCAACAATAGATGCAAATGGATTATCTGGTTTAGGAACCGGAGGAACGTTAGTCAATAGAGTTGGTTATTTTGATGACATAAAAAGAGATATAAAAATAGAAGCATTGTCACAAACCAACGAAATAAATTACACAATATTATTAAAAGAATGTATTCCCCTAGAAATATTGCCAGCCAAGTTTGATGCAATAGAAATGAATTCAGTTGTCAGATTTAGCGTAAATATTTTCTATACCAGTTATCAATATTTACCGGGACAATCTTAAACTTGAAAAATAAATATCATAAGAAAGTGAAATTATAATGCTAAAAGAACTGTTAATAGAAAAAACACCAAAGTATACTGAAATTTTGCCAATTACACAAAAAAGAGTAACTTATAGACCATTTGTTGTCAGGGAAGAGAAGAATCTATTGATAGCAAAAGAAACTTCTTCATTCGACAACTTGATGACAACCATACAAGAGGTTATAAATTCGTGTGTTACTGGTTTACCAGACAACGACTGTAAAAATTTGCCATTTTGTGATTTAGAATACTTATTTTTGAAAATAAGAGAAAAATCTGTTGGTGAAGTAGTGGAATGTTATATTACATGTCCAGTTACTAACGAAAAAGTACAATCATTTGTAGATTTAAGAAATACTAAAGTCACAAACAAGAAACCTAAGAACAAAATAGCATTAGATTCTTCAATTTCTGTAGTTTTAGCACAACCGACTCTTGATGTGTATCTAAAACTTAATAAATTCAATATCCAAGAAGACGAAACTGGTGTTTTAGAACTTTTATCTCTGTGTATAGAAGAAATTCAGTCCGGAGAAGAACAATATTATACAAAAGACGTGCCTCATGAAGAAGTTATACAGTTTTTGGAAACACTTACAGCAAAACAATTTAAAAATTTGCTAAACTTTTTGAAAGAAATACCCACAATTGAGCAAAAAATAGAATACACCACAAAAGATGGTGTAAAAAGAGACATTACAATACGAGGATTTTCCGATTTTTTAGAATTATTTTTGGTTATGCAAATTTAGTAGAAGTTCTAAAGATAAATTTTCAAATATTCTTTGAACATAAAGTACCAATTGATCAAATTGAAAGAATGATACCGTGGGAGAGAACACTTTTTGTAGAAATGATGAGAAAACACATAGAAGAAATGAACGAAAAACTAAAACAAGCGTAAACATAAATGAAAAAGGCACAAAAAACTCAAATTAAAAAATTCTTGACGCAAGAACTTAAGAAAAAAGTTTTGCCTTTTTTGAAATTAAATAAAGTTTCTCCTATTGTTGAAAAAATTTATCAAAAAACCATAGAAGTTTTACCAAAATTAATAAAACCAGAAGAATCTATGGAAGATTCCCCAGAATTAAAACAAGTTTTAGTGGAAACAAACACTAATACTTCTCCAAAGAAACCAAATTTTGCAAAAATTGAAACAAATTACTCAGTTCTTCTTCCAAAAAATGAAGAAAAACAATTACTATCTGTATTCAAAATTGGAACACTTACAAATAAAATAAAAACGGATAAATTCAACAATAATTTGTTATCAATTCCTGCGTATAAGTCTGGAAAAATTGGTGTAAAATCTGATTTTTCTAACAGTCTAGTCCCAACCAGAAAAAACATAGAACAAATAAAAGCAAAATTAGAACCAAATGCAACTACTGCTGGTGGAAACGAACCACCAAAAATAGTGTTTCTCAATACAGATAAACCCGGTAAGAAAGAAGCGGCTTTGGTTGGGGAGGCAGGAAAAGAAATAATTGACCAAGATACTGGTTCTGTAATACCAGTTGAAATGATGCAAAGATTAAAACAACAAGAACCAAAGCAAAAAGAATCTGGATTAAAAATTTTGGCAACAGACGGATTAAATCAACAGAGTTCTGTTCTTTTGGCAAGACACGATAAAATGAGTCTTATTAATATGGTTCAATCAGGACAACTTCAAAATAAACCATCGATTAATGAAACAGGAGCAATTCAAATTGAAACTCCAGCACATTTCTTGGGAGTGGTTACTGGTGCTGCCAAAGTTGCTAAAGTAGCAAAAGCCGGAATGAAAGCCGCAGGTGGAATCGCTAAAGGCTTGGGTGGTTTAGCAAAAACGGGATTAAAAGCAGCAAAAGCAGCAATGAGAGAAGGCACAGAAGTCGTTAAAGAAGAAGTAGAAAAACAAGTGGGTAAAGTTCAGGGATTGATGTCCTCTGTCTCTGGTTCCTCTGGTGCCTCCGTCAAAGCAGCAACAAAAGAAGAATCAAAAGACTTGGGTGCGGAACTAGAAAAACAAAAACAGTCATCTGCACAATTCTCTGCAATGCAACAATCCTCTGGTGGTCTTCAGAGAAAAGAAGCAACAGATGACATTGGTGAAGACGCACAATCAACAATTGAATCACAAAAACCAGAAAGTGGTAGTGGTGTGGGCAGTGTTGTCGGTGGTGCTCTTCAAGGAATTGGTTCTGCTATAGGTGGTGTTGCTTCTGGTCTTGGTGCAGGATTAGGAGCAGCGGCCATGATGAGTCCGGGATTTGCTTTGATGCAATCTCTTTTCGGTGCTTCTCAGAAAAAAGATGATCAAGATAAAAAAGCAAATGTTGTTTTACAGACAGGTGGTTCTACTGTAAATGTCACGAACATTGCATATCAATATGACATTTATAAGAAGACTGCCGAAGACTCCTTTATGCTTCCAAACTATAGACGAGAATATGGTTAAATAAAAAAACCCCGCTTTCGCGGGGTTTTTTCTTACTCTTCAGCCAATTTCTGGAAGTAAGACAAGGAATCCATTTCCTCGCCCGGCTCATCTGTTGGAGCCGGTTCTTGCTTCTTTGGTGAAGGTTTGGTGCGACTGGGAGCATCAAAAGGGTTTGGTTCTTCTGTCTCGTCTTCGGCTCGACTTGTGTTCTCCATTAGAGTAGAACGAATATCGTCGCCAAGAATTTCATACAGACGAGACTTCAGTGCAGAATACTCCTTGAAATTCTTTGGTGCGACAAAATCCTGTAGAGAATATTGCTTATTCCAAAGGGCCTCAAGTTTTGCATCGTCGCCACCGAATAGTGGAGATGATGCTGCAAATTCTGACTTATCGTAATTGGTGTATCCAGCCACCTTACGAATCTTCAACTTAAAGTCCGCACCAGACCAAAAGTTAAATGGATCAATTGCTTGCTCATCCTTGAATTCAGGATACATGGCTTCTTTGATCTTATCAAAGATCTTAACTCCATACTTGAATAAGAAAACCTTACCTTCATTTTGTGGATTTGCTTCATCCTTAACCACAAGAATGTTAGAGATATAAGTCAACTTACGCTTTCTCTCTCTTGCAATATTCTTGTCTGTTTCAATGCCGCTGTTCCAAAGTTCATTGTTCAATTCGCAAACGGGGCACTTACCACCGTTAGTTGTTAGACAATTTTCAATGAACCAACCACCCTTGCCCTGAAAGGCATGTGAATACATCTTCACAAATGGGAGTTCTTCGTTCTTCGGAGCGGGTAGGAAGCGAATAACCGCATAGCCGTTACCAGACTTATCTGGCTCAGGCCTCCACAAACGATCATCCTTGTAATCCTTCTTTCCATCAAGGCTTTCTAAAGCCTTGGTTAAGTCGCTAATGCTAGACTTTGCCTTCTTTTTAAAATCGCTAAATGATGACATCTAAATCCTTTGTGGGATCTACCCACTGCTAGTGTGAAAGACGGGAACTCCCCGCCACGAACATAAGTAATTATAACAGATTATTGCTAGATTGGAAGTTTATTTTTTATTTTTGGTAGAAGATTTATCTGCCTACCCTCTTCTTGAATCTTCTCAATAATTGGTTTTGTCAAAAACTTGGCAGATACCTCTGGTTCAATTTCCATATCCTCTGTGACTGCTATGACTGCCTCTAAATAGGTACAGTCCCATTTTTTGACATGGTTTTCTACTTTTTTACAAAACTGCTGTTGCTTTTCAATATCAAATATCATTTACTGTCCTATTTCTATAGTTATACATACTTTACTTAATACGGAGATTTTTAATGCCAGACACCGATAAAGATCTGACCATTGATGTTTCAGGAAACACTGCAAGTATAGCCACGGATTATCTATTTGTCAATGGTTTAAGCGCAGATGCTGCTCACGTTCAACTAACAAAACTAGTATGGGGTGCCAGTGCAGAATCATTCAGAGTCTCACAAACAACACCACTACCAGTAAATATTTATTCAGCAAATCCAGCAACTAGAGTTGGAATTACAGGAACAATTAGCGGCGCTGTAACAGTTACAAATACTGGAACCACAGGAAGTTTTGTTTATGTGAGAGGTAGTACTGGCTATGAACTTCCAGTAACAGCCAGAGTTCAGGGAATTACTAATGGAACTCTAGTTGGAGTAACAGGCACAGTTAATATTTCACAACCAGTTATTATCGGTGGTGCCGGTTCTGGGGGTATAACAGTAAATCCAATCACAATAACTGGTGGAAGATATCTATCTTCATCTAACGATAGCGTAAGAGTAACTGGAACCGTTACTGTAAGTGGTGGAAGAGCACTGAACGCAGTAACAGATACTGTATCTGTGTTGGGCTCTGACTTGGGTTCCAAAGTCCTAACCAGACTTTATGATTCATCTGGTACAACACTAAATTCAACATCAAATGCACTCAATGTTTATATGACTAATGCTGGATTTACAGCAACAGTAAATGTAGGAGCAAGCGTTGGTGTTTTCAATAACAATAACATTCCACTAGTTGTTGCCGGAACAACCTCTGGTGGTGCAATAATTGTTAAAGGTGAAAACGGAGATGCAATAGAAGTTACTGCAACAACTCCGCTAAACGTAGATGTAACTAATGAAATTTCTATTGATGATTCTGCTATAGTTGCTGCTCTATCCGGCGAAAACAGCAATTTGATTGGGAGATTGACTGACATCAAAACAAACACATCTCCTATATCAAACATTAGAACCGATATAACAAGCGGAAATCTACGAGCAAGGATTAGCGAAATCACCAGACCATCTAAGGTGTCAAGCGCAACAATTTCTTTGACTCCATCAGTAACACAAGTAAACTCAAATACTCCACTACAAGTTGGTGTTACACTGAAGGCAAGTAGTTCAAACACTGCGATAGTTTATATTGGTGGTGGAAATTTAACTAGAAATCCAATAGATGGATATCCGTTAGAGCCAGGAGAAAGCATTTACATAGAGTGCAGTAACGTTAGTGCCTTATATGCTCGTTCTGTGGAGGGAACTCAGCAACTAAGTTATATTGGCTCTTAATATGTCTGGTTTTAGAAAAAATACCAAAAGAGCATTTACAAACTTAGACACTAGATCATTTTATCTGGTTGCAAGTGATGTATTCTTTGGATTAATTTTTTCATCAACAGAAGACTATACATTCAAGAAAAATAGGTCATTAACCACAACACCCTCATTTTTGTTTTATGATTCACAGACAAAGGTTGTAATAGATTACAGCAATTCTAAAAATCCAGACGATTTGGCTTTTATTTCTTCGTTCTTTAATTCAGTTCAATCTGGTATAACATTTGAATTTTCAAACGCAAACTATGTTGAAGATTCTAATAATGTAAAATCAAATTTATCTGGAATCTATACATTCAAATCATTTGATCAGAACACAATAATACGAGCAGAGTTGGTGTCTGCTACTAACGTTTCAACAAAAAAGGATTTATATAATCCAAAGTTTTTTGTCACAACACCACAACTCTCAAAGGTTTCCACCACGGTTTCTTCTTCAAATCAAAGAAAAAACTTAATCAAAAATACCCTGTCTAATGGTCTTTTCTCATTTACCAAAATGGGAGTACGAATAGGGGACTATATTGAATTTAGTGGCTCTCAAAGCAATCAAAATAAAAAGTTCAAGGTTATGAACATATTTGTAGATTCAGATGGCTTTGAAAATTTACAAGTAGATCAGACTATAGCAAATGAAAATTTAATTGGTTCGCCTATCTTAGTTAATTTGTATCTTCAAGGCGAATCAAAAACAAATGCTAATATAAATGATAAAACATATGGAACATGCGTATTGAACTTCCCACAGGGAAGCCCCGTTTGCATACCTTGCCAAAATATGTTTTTGTGTGATGAACGGAAAAAACAACTAAACGCAATACTATCAACATACACAGCGAACACAACATGTGAAGATGTTGATATTGAAATAATTAGCCAACAATCTCAACAGTTTATAGCCGGAATTACTTCTTCAGCACAAACCACCACAGAAGAAACGGTGGGGGTGGTTGAATCTGTTTCTTATGTCAGACCAAAGACCAAATTCAATATCATCGAACTGAAAAAGACAAATAACACGCTAGCAAGCAATAGTGGCGTCATTTCCGAATTACAAGTAGATAAAAACACAACTCTTAAATTTATACTCACAAGCCCAACTCTATTGAACAATTTATTTACCTTTTCATCAACAGAACCAAATTCCAAGATAACAAGAATCACGGAAGATGTGTTGAATATTGGTCTGCCAGGAACTTCAAATTCTTACATATCAATAAAAACAGGCCAAAAGAATACAACTTTCTATCTGACATCTGCCGATAGAAAGTTATCGATCAAAATTAATGTGAAATAAAAAACCCGCTGTTTAGCGGGCTCTGTTTGAGACTCGTTGCGCTCTTCGGAGATTTTCTTTATCTCCTGAGTTGATCATAACAAGTTCGGGTGCTGTCTTATGATACCAATCCATGAAGCCAACATATGGCTTGGCATCAGAACACTTGACACATTTAGTGGTATATGGTAGTGCTTCAATCCTAGCGGCAGGAATTTCACACCCACAAGTTTGGCAATTCATGAATCTTTCTCCATGCACTTTACTAGTTTGCGTTGAACGACATAAACACCGTCTAGGTGCATTTTGCGTTGTTTGATAATTTGCTTACCCATTGCTCGTTTGGCAATCTGAGTGAGTTGCCGACGAAATGCATTACCTTGAGAAACTGCTTCTTCGTCAATGTTATCCCATACTCGTTTTGGCATAATTGTATTATACTAAAACTAAATTGGCATTCAATAAAAAACCCGGTTTTTCAGTCGCGGGAAAACCGGGAAACCCCACTGCTTTAAGCAGCCATCCGCATTGGTGCGGCTTTTATATTTGCAACTGTTTATTTACGACACTTGTTACCCGTGTCGGGTATCTCCTTCTTCAATACTCTACGCCAGTCGATTCCTTTCGACCCCTAATTGTGCCCCGCTGCTACGAGGACTTGTCTCGCCATCTCTAAGGAATTGCAGAATCCTTCGGTTAGGCTAATGGAGTCGTGGGGATTCGAACCCCAGTGCTGTTCGTGTTTCTATCCGAGATCAACAATACCAAAGTTATTTATTAGCAAAAGTTTCTTCCCAAGAATTGGTAAAAATTTTTACTGAATAAAAGTTTTTAAGAAATTCATCTTCAATAGTCTGCCTTAAATGACTATTTTCTATGAACAATAATATTGTACCAATTTTTATACGATTATCGATAATGTATTTCACAAAAGACACCGGGGATTCACCATCTCCGAGTGTGTCTCCAATTACAACATAATCATAATTTTGATAACCTAAACCATTTGTAGCGGCATTATAATTAATAGCCCAGCCAGCAAACCATTTATTAGTACCACAATAACTATTATATTTTTGCCACTCTTCAGTTCTATTTTCAACAAATAATGTATTCATAAAGCGTAGCGTGGGGCCTGCACCCATACTCAATCACTGTTTGCAACCAATGATCCTAGTCAGCATCACACACTGAACTACGCATAGTAAGCGGGAGAAGGGGATCGAACCCTCGACAATTGGTTTGGAAAACCAACACTCTACCACTGAGTTACACCCGCACAACTGAATTATAATTCAAAGTTTTGCGCGAGTCAAGGATAAAAGTTTTTGAATTTGAAGATCACACTGGGCTTCTCTCTGTGCGCCTGGCCAAAAGATATAATCTTTTGCTTTGTTCTTTTTAAGACTAGCGAGAAGAGGTAGTATTACTTTTTCGATTTCGGTCATTCTGGCTTTGAGCAATTCGTCATATTGAGACTTTACAGCCATTGCACCTTCGCATGTGGAATTCATCTCTAAAATCAAATCTAGTTTTGACTTAATAGCAGATATTTCTTCTGGCTCAGTCAGACTAGGAGAAAGCAAACTACCAAGTTCTTCTTGGTTTACTGTGCTAAAGCCAAAATCACCTTCTAGTAATGATGGATCGATATTGAAAGAAAATTGATCAGCCATACAAGTATTTATTCACAAAATACTTTTACGGCAAAACTACCTTCTTTTTGTTCTTTAAGAATTTCGATTCTAGTTACTGTTCCATATTCTTTCTTGGAACCAAGCAAAGGATCGCCAACAGCAATAAATGGACCACCTTCAAAGTCTACCATCCAAATGCTATCCTCTCCTTCATTAGCACCACAGCGATAATACCGGCTCTCTCCCTCAACCAAGTAAGAACCATCACCTTGTTCTGTGATTGTGCGCTTTTGATTATAACGAGATTTAAAAGTGTCTTTCATAATTCCTTCGCTAAGATTCGAACTTAGACAAAGAGGTTCAAAGCCTCTTGTGCTACCATTACACCACGAAGGAGTGAACCTTGGCACAATAATTGTTCATTATAATACCAGAGGCAGTACCAACATTGATGCTTCTCACAGAGCCGTACTGGGGAATGTAAAGAAGATCATCACACATAGACAAAACATTGGCAGGAATTCCAATTTGTTCCTGACCAAAAATCATAATATAATGCACACTTGGATCAAAATCAAATGTGTTTACATCTTTTGCTTCAGGTACATTGTCAATTCCCAATAATTTAACTTTGCCTTCATACTTGGAAATAGTTTCTTCAATGTAGGAGCCGAGATCTTCAATGCCTTTAACATGACGGAATTTGGTGTAGTGATGAGTACCGACAGTCCCCCGTCTATCGTATTTCTTATTGCCATAGATCACTACTTCCTTCGCCAAAAATGCATTCGCATTGCGTACCACAGTTGCGATATTAAAATCGTTGCCAATATTGCAACACAAAACACTATAGTTAAACCGCTTAGTCTCAAGATCAGCAATGATGGCATCTGTGTTCCAGTAGTGGTAGTGATCAATCAAATTGCGAGTTTCGGAATTCATATGCTGAAATTTTGATTTCAAGATCCTTAACGCGAGTTTCCAAACGTTCAAATACTATGAGTTGCATAAAGAATGTTATGCACAAAATTGCGGTTGCAAATAATGCATCGTAGTAGGTAAAATATTTTTTCTCGTTATTCATCTTTACCCTTACCCCAACCACTGGTTCCGGGATCATATGGCATTGTTTTCTTTGGGTTAGTGACTCTCAACAAACGAATTTGTTCAACGGCATCTCTGCAAACATCATATACTTCTTGGTTTGCATATCGCCATTTATTGGCCAATTCCATTAATCGAATTTCAATGTCTATCATTTTGTGTAAATTTCAATCTTTTTAATGGTGTCACACATGAATGAAAAAGAAAGAATCATCATTGTTATACCAAAAGACACCAAAAGAAATGCAAATGAATTAATAAGCACCTTTTCTAAGTAGTTTTTGTTTTTCATGTCAAACAGTATAACGTTTACTGTTTGCCGTGTCTAGTTCTAATATCGGAAATTACTTTTAGTAGATGTGTCTGTGGATCTACTTTTTGTCCAGCCATTTTAGATCCTACTGGCTTTCCAGCAACAGTTTGTCTTCCAATATCAGCGCCTCTTTGGCCTTTTGTCAATGACGAATGAACATCACCGGCATGAACACTAGCGGCATGTAGTGTGTCTCTAACTGTGTCGGGCATTTCTGTTACCTTTGCAGATAATGCTTTTTGGACTGCGCCATGCAGAACATTATGGGTGTCCATATATGCACCGATTAGACGATCACTTTCCTTTGCGTCTACTCTTGCTTGAGTTAGTTTTGTTTTTATGCGGTTATAACGCTCATTGTGGGCGTTATGAAGGTTTGTCATCGCATCTCTACAACCGGCTGGTACTGAAAATTTGGCCATATTAATTCTCCGTACCTTATTTATAAAATAGGATGTATAGGATTCGAACCTACTGCCACCTCGTTATAAGCAAGGCTGGGCCTCCCAGACCCCCACATCCCATGAAGTCACATCCAATAAATGTGACACTTTTTGTTTGAGACATGACCATTTTCATTCTTGATCAAGTAATTGCTCTTTTGACGATCTTCGTCGTGTCCCAAACGGTAATTTACTTGTTCCACACCAAAAGTCAACATCTTTTCTTTTTCTAGAAGGTCGATAATCTTCTGAGAAATAGAAACTGAATCTTGTTCTGTCATTGAAAGTGGAATATCAATATGAAGTCGAAACATTTGCATCTCCTAAAATAGCACGGGTGGGACTCGAACCCACACTACACAGATTTTAAGTCTATTGACTCTGCCTATTGGTCTACCGTGCCAACAACAAGATTAGTTCTTGTTTGCTAGATTATTGAACTCACGCTCAAGACCAGCAATTCGATCATTCAGTTCGCGCTTAGTATCCTCTTGGGCGGTGAACTCACGCTCAACACGAAGTTCACTACGAAGATCTTCGTTCTTATCCTTGTAGGATGAAATACCAAGATAAACAAATCCAACAGAAGCAATAGCCATAACTACAGCCAAAACATTGTCGAAATTTGCACCAGAAAAGTGAACAAAAAGACCAGCGGTTACAAGAGCGCAAACAAAAGATTCAACAGATCCAAACAGTCTAGTACGATAAATCATAATTACTCCTTTTAGTAGTTAAGACGGATAACACCGTTATCAGTAGTATAGTGAATTGTGTGAAAAACTTCAATACACCACGGTAAACATTTTTCACACGGCTTTGACATTCTCATTTGACCGAATCGATTGAAACGGACATTAATGAGATGTAGTTTTTTTTGCCTATCTTGCTTGTCTAGTTTGCGAAAGGCATCAAGTTCAGAATGCATTTCCTCGTATTGATATCCAATCTCTTTTGCTTTTGGATGGGTCTTGAAGTAATTCATACCAACAGAAATAATTCTCTTTTTGCAAATGATCAAAGAGACATGCTTCTTCTGTCTAGGAATACTAAGACACATTGGATATGCCAATTGAAGATATTCTTCAGCACGACAAACTTGCATGACACGAATTATAACAAACTAATGATAAAAATCAATATTAAAGTTGTCTGAAAAGATCAGCCATAGAAACTGTCTTTTCTGTGGCAGCCGTCAATGCGTATATTTTTGTACTTTGTGCTGCCCATGCAGAATCATTTGTCAGCCCTATAGTGCCTGTATATCCAGTGTCAGTAAATAAATCATTAATTAGTTTTCTTGTCACTAGTGTTAAATTATCACCGTCAGAATTCCATATACCAGTTAATGGTCTGCCGGCTATTATTGTATCTTGATACCAAGGATGCCAAATAAACATACTTCTGGCTCCGGCATCCTTTGCTGGTTTTATAATGTAATTTGCTAGAAACTCATTAGTCCAAATTAAGGCATCCAATTGCTGAACAGCAGCAACAGATGTAAGTTGAGATATTAAATAACCAGATCCATTATAAATCACCGGACTGGTTTGCAACTGTACTCTTTTACTAGTTGGAATATTATCATATGCACCCTTGATTGAAACATAGGTATATTCCTTTGTTCCATTTGCTTTGAGCGCAAATTGATCTGGATAACCAAACTCGAATTCACCCATCGGATAAGTGTATCCAGCAAAGTGTTTTGGATAAACCTCAAGATTTATCAGATCCGAACTTCCTTTTATAAGATTCACTTTATCTGAAAATCTTTGCAGAGCCATTATCTTGAAATCTGCATATGCTTGATCACTCTCTGTATATCCAATATTGCTTCTTTGATACCAATCCGCCCCCAAAGCAGGACTTGGAAAATTATAAGGTAGAACTGGTGCGTGGTATTCATAAACCCTAGAAGAAGGAGATAATTCCTTTGCAGCAGTCAAAGTAAGACTAAGTAAAGTAATACCATTTAAAACTAATGGCCCTGTTATGCCAGGAATATCTACACCATCACCAGTATATCCGTTTATTTTTCCAGAGACATATGATTCATATCCTACTTCAATATCATGAGGATAATTATTAAAGAATGTTTGATAATTTGTTACACCAGACCATTTATCTAATTCTGTTTGTAAATTAGTTTTAAACAAAGCCGAGTTAAAAGAAATTCCATTAGGATGATCTGGATAGATTGAAGGTAAATCTGCCCAATTTTCATAAAGAACTAGACCTGCTTCTATTCTATTTTCCTGTAGTTCTGGAACGATTACATCCAAAAATAATTTTGGTATTGTTGGATCTGCCAAATTTGTAACAATGTCAACTCTCGGAGAACCAGTGAATTCAGAATAGACAATTGATTCCCAATCATCATTTTTTTCAACATTATCGCCAAATTTTATTATTTTCTTTTCCCCACGCAAATCTAAGACATAGGAACCCGTTGTGCCTTTTTCATAAACAACTGGAATTACTTTTATGTTTGCTATTTCTTCTGCCATGTTACTATATGTAGAAAAAGATAGGGGGGATTACCCGAATCCCCCCCTGACGGTCGAAAGGTAGCGAAGTTCCTTTTTCGCACGAACAGCGTAGTTCGCGAGCCCGTCTTGTACTTGTATTTATGTTTATACATATTTTTACTATGACATGGATTCACAGACTAAACACACCTTCTGTATTGAATAAAGTTAGTATATTTAACTATAATACAACACCACAAGTTTATCCACAATACAGAACAGCATATCCAATATCTTTGAATGAAAATATATTTACCAATTCTGAAACAATAACTGTAGATGGAGAAACAATACCATTACAATTAGACTTTAGTGGTGTTATATTTGGTATAAGAAGATTAGGAGATGGTGGATCGGTTTATTGTAGACCGTGTTATGATCTTGATTTACCAGAATGTTATGAAGGATATAATGTATGTCAAGCTTTACCATGGCCTAGATGTGCTGCTCAATACTCCTATTCTAAATTAAGCGATCAAATTGGCCAATGCAGCGGAGCGTTTTGGAGTTGTAACTTATACGGAACTGCTGTAGAAAATTCAGGGGGTACGGTTCCAGAATGTTTAGAAAATTTTGGATTAAAAGCACCAGATGACGGACTAAGATATCCATCTAGAATAATAAAACCAACGGATATAGAAAGCGCAGAATATTGGAATGATATGAATTTATGGTTCAACGGGTCGTTTCTTCTTTCTGGTGCAGTATTGCTAGAAAATACAGGACCTTCATATGAAGATGGTGGAGAGGAATACCTTTATAGAATTGGTCACTCAGTAGGTCCACCGTGCGCTGATACAACGGCTTCATTCTTTGATCCAGAAATAAATGAATTTATTACTAGAGTATTTGAGTGTGCTTGTAAAGCATTTGATGTTATTCTTGATCCACCAGACACATGTGATAATTATGGCATCGGTACAATAATAATAAATGAAGAGCCTTTTACTTTATTCAGAATGAAAAAAGGACAAGAACCAATACCCCAAAGAATAAAAAGATATAAAGTTTTAGTTGGAAAAGTCAAAGAAAACTTTCCTACTTATGGTGTCAGTCAAAATGCAACTGTAACAAAAGCAATAATTAAGAAAAATTCAAGTGGTTCTTATGTTGGAAGACCCGACAGAAATTTACCAGAAACTTATGGATTTGGAACGTTTTGGGGCATAACGCAGTTTGAGGACAATTGGGTAATGAATGATTGGATACACACCGGAGGACAGGGTGATGATGGTGCATCAGTTTTTACTGTATCAAATGAGGGAGAAACTCTATTTCTTGGATTTTCCAATCACAAACACGGGGCCGCTAGAAAAAATATTGGAACTCCAGATTTAAATAGATGTAATCCAGAAAATATATTTTATTTAAACGATGAAACTAAAACTGTAGATATAAACACTTGGTGTTTGCCTAATATATATCATCCCGAAGAATCAATTCCAGGCTATCCAGATAATGATCCTCTAGAACTAATAGGTTTTGGAGATGGGTCATTTGGATCAATTACTTATAGACAAAATACATTTCTGAGATCAATACAAAAACCAGAAATTGCCACATATAGTTTTGGTCCTTTGTTTATTGAAGAATCTGCAAATTTACCAAATTTATCTCAAGAATCAGAATTTAACTTCCCGCTTAAAAACAATCCTTACTTTTCTAGAGAATCTACAAATTCAATATATCAAAATGCAAATTTAATAGATTTTAAAGAAAAAAGAATGCTTCAAGCATCTGAACTAAACGAATTACAAGAAAAATTTTATAAAAACCAAAGTTTATTTATTGAGTATAATAAAAATTGGTTGAGTAAAGAATTTTTAATATCTTCAAATATTGATATACTGGGAACATCACAAAGAGATAATTTATTTAACGGATTTTATCGTGTTAATAAAATTATACCAATTTCTAAAGATTTGGTGTCTTTAAATTCCAGAACTATAAATGGAGTAGTTAATTATGAGATTAACACAAATGAAGGTTGGTATATGTTGCATTCTAAACAAAGAGGAGTCAGAAGGACAGAAGGAACAATAGATGATTATGTCAATATTGGTGGCAACGATTATTATGATTTAAGTTTTATAAAATTAATGAATAATTTTATGTTAATTGATAACTCAGAATTAAAAAATTTAAATGAAAATCAATATTTAATAATTGTTCCAAAAATTGATACAATCAATTTAATTTCATGCAATGAATACTCAGATCTCAAAGACAATTCAAATGGATCTAGTACAAATTCACCATGTGGCGCAGATAGAAATGTTTTATTTGACTCTAGAGAATTTTTATCGTTTAGAGTTGAAAAAGAAAGTGGTCCATCGAATCTGTTTGACCAACCCATATTATCTGGTTCTGGTCAAAATAATTTTTTGACACGAGGGAGAGAAAAATCCCCAATTAATTCTTTAGTTGCTAGAGAAATACCAGCAACTTATGTTTTGGCTTATTGTACAAAGCAACAAAATAATATAAATGTATATTTGGCTAATGGTCATTTAATTGGAACAATTTTTGCTCCAATACTCTAATTCAGTCTTAAGTTCTTCGTTTTCTTTCATCAATCTATAAAGCAAATCATCCTCTCTATTTTGGTAGAGAGGATGATTTTTTAGTACAGATTCTTCAGTCTTGCAAGAATTGCTGTTTTCCGTGTTCATTCAGCATACCATTTCTTGCTCTTGCTTCATTGATGATCTTTTCATTGGCATCTTCCCACCCTGTGGAATATTCTTGCCAATATGCATCAGATGGTGTAGCCGCTTGTACTGGCTTAGATCCACCACTCATTCTGCAAGTATATCCTTTATCGTAACCTTCACCTGGTCTATAGTTCATTTCTTTTTCTCCTTCTTAGATTTCTTTTTAAATATCTTGTCCCAATTATCAGACCATTTTTTATAATTTACTGGTCTATACGAATCGCCTTTTCCGGCTCCATGTTTTCCTTCCATAAAACCTCCTACACAATGCGAGCAGAGAGATTCGAACTCCCGTAGGCGCTGCCATCTGATTTACAGTCAGACCTCGTTGACCGCTTGAGTATACTCGCCAAGCCACCTGTGGGATTCGAACCCGCAACCTCTGCTTTACAAAAGCAAGGCTCTACCGTTGAGCTAAAGTGGCGCTCAAACTCCTCCGACTGGAATCGAACCAGTGACATGGAAGTTAACAGCTTCCCGCTCTACCTACTGAGCTACAGAGGAACGTTCCCGAGTGGATTCGAACCACTGACCATTCGCTTAGAAGGCGAATGCTCTATCCAACTGAGCTACGGGAACCGACAACAAAATTATATCTGTTGTTCGATTCCTGTCAAGTCGTAAGTTTCAATCCTGCTCCGAGTGGTCCACCACTTACTGATCCATTGCTTGGAACAACAAGACCACTAATCATTGATTGGTATTGCTTTTCCATTTCAGCATCAATATCAACAACAAACATCACAAATTTCTCAGGAACAGTTATACCATACTTATGTTGCTCTTCTGAAACATAAGGCATCCACTTTGCAAATGCCAACTTACCTTGTCCCATTGGGAAAAGAATTGCAGCATCCTTTAAAATATGAATCTTGGAATCTGCATCTTTATCAACTCTCCACTTACAAATAATTTCTTCACCAGAACTCAAACGAACCATTTTAATCGATGACATATTATCTCCATTATTGGCAATTACATTTGCCTAAAAGTTTTTCCCAAATGCTGCACTTACGAGTTTCTACAGGAACTTCGCAGCAAAGTTCTGTATATCCACGAACATCACTAACCATAGAAGGATTTTCTTTTGCTCTACTATATGCTCTGACAGTTTCAGAGTTAGTCAATAGCAAATCAACACAACGTCCATCTATTTCTACTTTAGCATAAAAATACTTTGGTTCCATATAAATCCTCCAAAATATTTATGACAAAATAAAAAGGGTGCTGCTCCCTCTAGCAGCACCCCAATGACTGTAATCACTATGGATCGATTAGGAGGGCAGTCTTAGTTTTTCAGAGTAGGTAACGAGTACCGTCTGCACGGAAACCATAGGCGCGATCACCCGGATGAGTGTCGACCATGGTGTAACGGGTCTTGCCCGTGGGAGAAACGTCAGTGTCGATCTCCCAATTTCCAAAACGCTCGACCAGTTCACGAATGTTGCTGATCGTGGCGCGGAGGTTGCGAACGCCAAAGCGGGCGCGAGCCTCGGCAGCGGTAATTGAATTACCGTTTGCAAGATAGTTGATGACCTTGCGAGTCTTGCTAAGAGTATTAGCCATAGTAAAAAGAATCCTTTTTGAGACTTGTTCACTCAAGAAGTGGGAGTAAGTCTCATCAACCCTCACTTCTTTACAAAACACATTATAAACTTTTTTTAGTTATTGTCAACAGAATTGTTCCAAGAAAGTGCAGTCTCTTCTGCCTTGTCTCTGTTCTTGAAAGCAAATTTCTTCACGATAGTTTCATCCTTGAAACACAAAACAAAAAAGATAATATCTTTCTCGTTATCATCGACAAAAGTAACATGAATCTCAGATGTCTTCATAATACGCCCACGGGGACTCGAACCCCGACTCACCGCCTTGAAAGGGCGGGGATTTAGCCAGTTAATCTATGAGCGCGTATTCAATTGTAAGTGCCCCCACTAGGATTCGAACCTAGGACCAATTGATTAAAAGTCAACTGCTCTACCGGACTGAGCTATGGAGGCGCATTAACGACTCCAATTATAACGCTCAACGCAAGCCAATCAACTTATTTTTTATATCTTTTTGTGATCCATTCGGCAAGCATCATTACCATTTCATTTAACTTGCCACTCATATGTGCATGAGCATCGTTTATCTTTTTAAACATTTCAGCACTTCCACCCTGATCTGGATGGTGCTGTAATGATAATTTTCTGAATGCTCTTTTAATTTCAGCAGGAGAAGCATTTGGACCAATACCCAAAATCTCATGTGGTTGTTCTCTATGAGCCCATCTACTTCTTCTTGGTGGTGGTGCTTCACCAGAGCCACCAGCACTTGCTCTTTGCCTGGCTCTTTCTCTGGCTTGTTCTCGTTGGCTGGCTGCTGCTTCGGCTTCTTGTGCTGCTTTCCCTGCGTGATGTTCAGCGTACATACGAGGATTTGCCATTGCTGCTACATTATGATGCCTCATTTGTACTTCAAAATGTTTCATTAAATTTCTTCTATCACTTCTAGACAAATTTGGTATTGCCCAAATGTGGCCTATAACATCATGCATTCCAGATCTAATAGTCTGATCTACATCTTTTCTTTTTTCTGCGTCAACTCTGCTTCCAACATCTCCGTGTTGTGGTGTAAATTTATAAGCACCTATAGGAGAACTACTAGTCCACTGTCTACTGAATCCTTCGTGTGGTGTATCGCTAGTTCCTGCTAAAGATCTATGACTGGTCATATGATGACCTATAATATCTTCAAAGTGGTGCATTGCAGAAGTAGAGGACGATGTTCTATGGCTTGCACCCAAATGAAGGTGTCTTGCGAATGGATGTATGTCTCCAAGTTCACCAATATGTGATGCTACATCATGCATTCGTTTACTGTCAGTGCCACCGGGATCAAAACCATCTCTATCGGGCCCCTGATACAAATCATGAACATATTCTTTATGGGGTCCATGATAACCGGACAGATTAGAATAATTTTTTAGTATTTGCTGAACTCTTGTTGGTCGTATTAAACTTGGAACAATGTCATGTGGTTTACTATAACCAAAATCTGAAGGTCTAACTCCAGAAAAATTGGAAGTAAATCTATCTTGTGCGTGTTTTACAAAATCACCAGAAACCTTTCTCAAACCACCGATAACCGTATTGTGTATAACGTGTCTTGCCATTCGTGTAATGGAAGAAAGGTGTTTGGTAGCCTCTGGAGATAGTTTGTCCCAAGATTGAGTAGCATTGGTAAAATACTCATGAGCCTTACCGGCTGCGCCCATTGCTGCATGAAATAAGTCAGTAGATTCCCTACTATCTCTTTTAATTTGATCTGCTGCTGTTAAATTTCTAGCATTTCTTTCGCCACGAAGATGTTCTGCTCTACCAGTTTTTATTGCAGCAAGTCCCTCTTCATGTGCTTTTTTTCTCATTCCCTGAACATGTTGCAATGCTTCTTCGTGTGAAGCACCGCTTCTTCGATTTGCATGATATATTTTTTTATAGTCTTCCGTGGTTCTTCCATGAAAATCACGATCATGAACAGGCCCTGTTGCTCTCCTCCAACCAAATGGAGTCGCGGTGTTTGGGTTTATGGCTCCAACTCTAGCAAATCTTTCAAATCTTTCTCTTGCCTTAGTTTGATCTTCTGGTGAAAGTTTTGAAAAATGTTGATTCGCATCAGGATCAAATGTTTGTGTTTGCTCCATTAATGATTTTAATAATTTTAGCCGTTTATTCTTCATATAATATATTTAGAAATAAAAAAACCCCAGTATTGCTACTGGGGAAGTCGTTTACCTAGTACTTACAGGGGAGGCGTCGATTCTCCTTACGACGAGAGTTTTAGTTTCGGTGCTGCTTGGATATCTCTAAACCAATCAACACCAACTGCCTTTAGGCGAGCAGACTCCTTATAATATAATACAAGTATAGTCCATAATTAGTAAATCATCTCAGTCTCCATAGTGGGACAGGTGGGAATCGAACCCACACGCTTTAAGGGCGGCAGATTTTGAGTCTGCTGCGTCTGCCAGTTCCGCCACAATCCCGTATGTCATGCTGAAATTATAGCAGGTTGTTTGATTCCGTCAAGATACCAACTTGGGGTTTTTCCGTCAGGCCACTTAGCAAACCGACTTTTTTCGCCTATGTAATAGGCACGATATGCATTTACAGCATCGTTATTTTTGTACTTATCTGGCATTGCTTGGGCAAATGGTTCTATTGGAACATGGGGAATATTTTTTGGATGCTTTATCAGAGTAAATTGAACCAAAGAATAATAGGAATGAATCTTCTCATATCTTTCGCTGTACACATTCAACATTTCTCTTACATGTAACCATAACCAATTATATGCCATGTGGCTGGATCGAACCCAAATTGTACAAGGATGATTTACCATAGTACAACGAAGAATGTTTGGAGTAAACAAATCATTCACACATTCATATGTTGAATAGTTGCGACCATTTTTTGCAACTCTGGTAATCTTATTACCATCCAACACATGGTGTGCTGTTGACAGCAGTTGACAAGACTCAACAATCATCTTGACAACATGTTTGTTACACATGTGCTGTGCAGCAACAATAGGATTCTGGTCTAAGACAAAGATATTCATCGACCTAGTTTTTGCTTTACAATCTTTGGAAGCGAGCCCTGTCTGTCTAGACGATCCAGTGTCTTTTTGCTGGCATTCAATAGTTCAAGTTGAAGTCTTTGCTTCTTTAACTTGCGACGGCGAGAAACTTTTAATTTATTTTTTCTATCTGTGCTATTCATAATTAAACTCCATAAATCGTATTAAGTTGACGATTGACACGAATAAATGTACAACATTTTGGGAAATCTTTCAAGTGTTTTGCTCCAATATATGTGCAAGCAGAACGAAGACCACCAAGTATCTGTTGCACAACCCCATCGATTGGACCTGACTCCGGAACAACAACTTTCTTTCCTTCGGATGCACGATACGATGCAACACCACCACTAAACTTATTCATGGCCACATCGGAGGACATACCATAGAAAACTCTAGTTTCTGTTCCGTCTTCTCCAACCTCGTACTGGGCGGCTTCGTCTGTTCCGGCAAACATACCACCCAACATAACGAAATCTCCACCAGCACCAAATGCCTTTGCAACATCGCCAGGGCAAGTGCAACCACCATCAGCCATTACATGCCCACCCAAACCATGTGCTGCATCTGCACATTCCATGATCGCAGACAATTGAGGATAACCAACTCCAGTTACTTTTCTTGTTGTGCATACTGATCCAGGACCAATACCTACCTTCACAATGTTTGCACCAGAGAGAATCAATGCTTCTGTCATCTCTCTAGTCACAACATTTCCCGCAATTATGATCTTGTCTGGAAAATGTTTTCGCACAGTCTTGACATAGTTTGCAAACTTCTGTGTATATCCATTGGCAACATCAATGCAAATGAATTTTACAAAAGAACATTTATCCAATACTGCTTCTGCTTTTTGTAATTCTTCGTATGGATTCGCACCCATTCCCATGCTATAGACAAGGCAATCTACATCTGGATTGATCGCATATTGTTGATAGTAGTTGTCAACCCAACTCTCGGCAGAATAAAATTTGTGAATGCAAGTCAGTATTCTGTGTGCCGATAGTTTCTGTGCAACATCGAATGTTCCAACTCCAGCCATGTTTGCTGCTGCAATTGGAACGCCTTCCCACACCGTATTGTTAAATGTAAAACGGCGGAATAACGATACTTCATTTCTTGATTCTAATTCACTTCTTTTGGGGCGAATTAATACATCAGAAAAATCTAACTTCACTTCATCTTCTATTTTCATAATTAATCAAAGTAGTGTTTATAATCTTTTGGGTCTATACGTTTTGCTTTTTGTGGTTGTTGATTTTCGTCTGGAATTGCATTATGAAGTTTTTTCATTATTTTAGCCAAATCATTGTATTTGATTTTGTCTAACAAATAATCTTCATAGCCTTTTACGGCATCCACAGACGCTTCGATAAGTTTATCAATCCACTCTGGTTGGTGAGGAGTCTTGTTGAACATTTGGTTGTGATTCCTCCCAATTTTCGAAGAGTGGCATTTTATCGTTCACTCTATTGTATCTAGACATTATATCAAGAGATTGCTGTAACATTTCAATCAAACTCTTTACTTCTTCTTGGCTGTAGCCATCTATTGCTTCCTCTGTGTTCCAATCTTCAAGAATTAAAACACAACGATTGCCAACTTCAACTAATTTGGCTACAGGAGTTTGTACATATTCTAAATTTTCCATTTATTTTTTCTCCAAAGTTTCTAGAAGCACAGTAAAAGAGTGAACGGATTCATAGTAAAAACTTTTCCATTCTCTGCTCTCTACTTCCCATACGGTAATGATATTATCATAACCGTGAGGATTTTCAATAGTGCTAATCATGGTTTTTCTGTTTCTTGGCAATTTCGATAGATCCCTTGTACATTTCATCGAACGATATTGCCCATTTAATTTTTTCTTGAACAAAACCAAACAAACATTTTTTTCTAGTTGGTCTTTCATCCAATCCAAAGATGGATTGAATAGTTTGTTTACTATTCTATATGATCTATCTCGGACTAACCCAATCATTATAGAACCTCATCCCATACCCCGGAAACTATTTTTCTTGAATTTAAATCACCGGATGATTGCTCTGATGCATCAACTCCAAAGATTCTACCCAAGGCATTTGCATGTCTTGTTATGGTTTGTCGATGTAACTCTAGTTCTCTTATATTTCTTTCGTGCTGTGCCGCAGTCTCAGAGTGATGATGCGCCATCAGTTGGTGTTGTTCTATTGTACTACCGATAGGAACAGAATTACTCAATGAATTCACTGTCTTTTGTTTCATGGAACGAAAAGACTCTGTAGCAGCCTTATGAGAGTCATTCCATTTTTGTCTGTGTGCTTCTATGGTATTTGTAAGACCAGTATGAATAGTCTTCAAGTACTTTAGATACTTAGTTGGTTTTTTTGAAAAAGCCCTGTCAACCAAATGTCGAACAGAATGTTCCTGTGTTGGATGGTGCTGTGGTAGGGGAATCAAGGATTTTCCAATACCCAGTTGATGGGTAAGAATTTCATTGCCTCTGTAGTTTCCACTGACAGAATAATTTGCAACTCCGTTTTTGTGTTCTGGTTTGTTGATGAAAAACCCCAATGCTTTCACTTCGTGTGATATTGGATTATGAATGTGGTTGTGAACCAACTCATGGTGAAAACGATCAACCTGTGAACGCGGAGAAGATCTAAAGTCGTTCATTTCGTTTAGTATTTGCTTTACTAGTTTTATTTTGTTATTCATAAAAACCGGGATTCATTTTACCATACATTCTAATGATTCTTCCAGCCATTGCGTTTGCTTCGTCTTCGTGGGGAGAACCAGTAGAACCATCCAAGTCATCGGTTTCTTTGTGCTGTGCCGCGTGTACCATTTCGTGTGCTATACTTCTGCAAATGTCAAACAACGCTCTGCCTTTTATGTAAACCTTTATCTCTTTGGTTTTCGTGTTGTAACTAGCAGTTGTCATTCCTTCTTCTCTTTCTTGAACAAGTGTAATCGAAGGAACTGGTAAGTCAAGTTGCTTTGCTGCAAATTTCACAAACTCATCGACTTGAGATTGTTTCTCATACTGTTCTGCTAAAAATAGAGCGAAGTGTTTCATGCAAATATTTATCTAAAAAGAAACCCCCGATATGCATCTCGGGGGTCGGACCGAAGATGCTATCTTCGGTGGGGTTATTTTTTGTTTTTATTGCAACCGCATTCTTTCTTCTTTATTGTAATTGGTTGCTTTCGAAAGTCAATTGGTTTTTGTGGTTTTTTTGGTGTCATTCACAATTCCATTTGCGTAGAGACTTATTGATTCTGGAATCAGGATCTCTTGCAGTTTTGGCAGATGTTAACTTTGCTTTCATGCCTTTCATGCGTCGGCAGAAAGAAAGACGCCGCTTTGCTTTCTTTGATCCTGGCTTTAGTTTGCTTGGTTTGGTTGTAACTGCTGTCTGTAGTTTTGAACCGGGATTCTCGCGACGATATGACTCAACACCCTTCTGATTCAATCCACCCTCTGGATCTTTGCCTTCCTTGCGCTGCCATGCTGCTGATTTTGCTTCATCCAAAGCAACTTGCTCTTCCATAGAGCCAGCCAACTTCTTTATTTCTTCTGCTGCTTTTTCATCATGAGTGAAATGCTTTTCTGCTTGTGCTGCGGTTGGGTTCTTTTTTCCAATGTGTCTTCCGACCAAAGCAGCGATTTTTTCTGACTGCTTCTTTGCAGCCTCTTGCATGATGCCACGAATTAGTGTTTCAGGTGTTTTCATATAATCTCCCAATATATGTAGTTTTCATAAATACTTTGATGAAGCACTTTAGCCAATACATGTTACAGGAGAACCTGACTCTCCAATATCACGACGAGTTAAATTCCAAACTATGGAATGGAGAGTCATTGAAACCTATTGTTCGAAAAAAGATGTTGCAAATAGGCAAAGCATGGGCTGAGTATGCAAACATTCCGAATGAAGCAATCACAGACATCATTCTAGTCGGGGGAAATGCCAACTATAACTATACCGCATATTCCGATGTGGATGTGCATGTGGTAGTTGATAAAACCAAACTACCAGATTGCCCGGAAGTCATTGACGATTACTTTCAGGACAAAAAGCAACTTTGGAGCCTGACTCACAATATCAAGATCTACGGACATGATGTGGAACTCTATGCACAAGACAAGGATGTAAAGACACCAAAGGATCAGGGTGCTTACAGTTTGATGAGAAACAAGTGGATCGTCAAGCCCAAGAAAAAGGACATTGAAACAAACGACCCCCACATCGAAAAGAAGGTTCGTGAGTTATCCCACAGAATAAACAATCTGATATCCTCTAATGCAAGTGACGAATCCTTCAAGGAACTGAAGGAGAAGATGAAGAACATGAGAACCGCAGGATTGAAGAAAGCCGGAGAGTTCTCCTTCGAAAACATGGTCTTCAAGGAAATAAGAAACTCAGGATTGTTTGACAAGATGAACGAGTACATTCGCACTCGTCAAGACAAGAAACTTAGTTTATAAGTCGTAGTCTACTTTCTGAAACTTCGCGTTTTCCGGCAATTTTTTTACGAACTCATGGACCGCTTTGCGAATATTCTCTTTGCTTGTCACCTTCTCTGAAACCTCACCTTTCTCTGGGTGAGTGTAAGTGACAGTAGCAGACCACTCTTGTTCTTCATTGAGGAATTGTTTGAAAGACATGATGTTTCTCTCTTCCTTCATGTGCTTGAAATACTCCACCTGACGAAGCCGTTTCACAGCACCAGCGCGAGATGGAGAACAACCTAGGTTTTTGCCCTTCTTGCTTGTAACGCAATACTGTGAGCCACGCTTTACGATCATAGTTTTATAATCAGGTTCTTGTTCCAAATCGTTATTGATTTGGCATCTGGGTATTCCACCCACATGAATTGTATCAGTTGTGTCTCAAGTTGCCTTTTCTGTACTCGCTCTTCCTTTGTGGAATTCCCAACAGGAAGTTGACCCATCATTCCGGTATTCAGATTGAACTGTGGAGAGTTTCGAAACTCGGGTATTTCCATGAGCAAATCTGCCACGGGAATAATCAGAGTCTGACTGAAAGAAGTGGTGGTAATAAGAAGTGCGAGAATGGCAGCAATAATGATGTGCATATTGTTATTTAGTTCTTGAAAGAATTATTGTAGGATGATCTGGTGGTGATGTTATTTTCCATTCACCACCTCTTGTTGCTCTCTCTGTCATCTTTCGATAGGCTCTAAGTTTTCTATCTCGGATTTTCTTTACAGACTCTGGAGTATCTGCTGTTACTTCACCCGGATCTATATGAATTCTATGCCCAACAGAAAGGTTTCGTGCCATGTTTCTGAAGTGGTGCATTACATGAAGCATGGTTTCGGGACCATGATGCTCAAGTCCTAATTGTTCTGCTTGAGTATCACCATACGCATAGAAAGCCTCGTGTGGTGCAACAGACTGTCCTCGTTTTGAACTTATCTCTGTGTGTTGTTTTCTAAGAACATCTGGAGTCACATTGTTATCCACTGCAAAATGAAAATGATGATCTTTGCCGTCATTCGAAGTTACTCTTACTGCCCACATATTTGTTTTTCCAGATTGAGTTTTATTCGATGGAATAGTTGCATGATATGCATGTTCTACTCCATCACCATCCGGCATTGCACCAGACATGATATGGTGTAGAGGTGAATAATTTAATTCTTCTGTAATGTATCGAATAAATCGCAACATAGAATTATTTATGGGGACTCCAATCTAGGGGTCCCCTACCGGGAGTCTCAGGGGTAGGGGAGGTAGGGGAGGAGTCCCTTAAAAGAATTCTTACTGGGAATCATAGGGTAGGGGAGGTAGGAGTCCCAACGCAGGAGTCCCAACGCAGGATTCCGGGTAGGGGAGGTAATTAAGAATTCTTTGAGGGGGGCTCGCTAGCGGGAGGCTCCAACGGGAGTCCCATCGCTCCCCCTACTGTTCGGACAACCCTATTGCATAAGCAATGCATTGCAATAAGGACAATGCACAGACAATGCTTAGAACGCTGCACTACCTACTTCACCCACTCAGAAACGCATGAATCCAAGTGGCAAACACCCTTGCATTCGTGTGCCGTTTCAGGTACAATCTAATCACCAAACCAAAGGACTATCGCTATGACTATCGCTCTCGCTCAACTCACTCCCATTCACGCACCTTGCACCACCACCACGGACATCGATCCCGTCCATGATGGGTACGCAAGCAGTTACGCGGATCACCAACTCGGTGACGCATCGTGGGGTACGCTCGACGCTCTCACTGGCGGGCTGTCGTCGCCGTCGAAGATGCCTGGATTCGCCTACAGTATCAGCGCGAAGCGTTGCAAGGTTGGCGCTGCGCTGCGTAAGGTTGCTGGCTCTACTTGCAGCAAGTGCTACGCGCTGAAGGGTCGGTATGTGTTCCCGAATGTGGCTGCTGCAATGGAACGCCGCTACCAGGCGATGCGCTCCAACCCCACGGCGTGGGCTGCTGCCATGATCGCCAGCATTCGCAAGTGCGGATCGACTCACTTCCGCTGGCACGACAGCGGCGACCTTCAGGGGTTCAATCACCTGATGGCCATCGTGTTCATCGCGGAAGCAACTCCCACCGTGCAGCACTGGCTGCCCACCCGCGAGTATGCGCTGGTGCGTAAGTACCTTCGCGAGTATGGCGCATTCCCCGCCAATCTCACGGTGCGCGTGTCCGCACCCATGATCGGTGCAGTCGCCAGCGAGTGGGAGAATAGCAGCAGCGTCGATGCTGCGCGTACTCCGCTCACCGCGTGGGTCGATTGTCCTGCGTCGAAGCAGGGAAACAAGTGCATGGATTGTCGCGCTTGTTGGGATAAGAATGTCGAAGTCGTCAACTACAAGAAGCACTAACTCTAACCAAAGGACTCATACAATGAGCAACACCAACAATAACACCAACACCACTCGCACCTCTAACGATGGCCCGGAGTCGTATGTGTTCTACACTCCGCCCACCACTCCCGAGGGTGATCGGGACATTCGGAAGGAGGTCGAGATCTGGCGCTCCAAGCGCGTTGCGAATCGCAGCATTGAGAACTACCCGCTTGATGCGCTGATTCTCATCGATTCGCTCGTCGCGTCGATTGAGGAGGAGCGCACCAAGCGTAAGGATGCTGAGGAGCAGGCCGAGCGGTGGGAAGACGATGCGCTGCGTCTGATGAACGAGCGCAACGATGCGGAGAAGCGCATTGACAATGCGCTCGCGCTGCTGAACGATGCGAAGCGGGAAGCAGAGCGCGATACGCTGCTGAACAACTTCAACGCGCAGTTCGAAGCACCGCGCAATGATCGCACCGCATGAGGTGCGATTGTTGATAGTAGTGTTATCGGACTGAAAATTAATTTGATTTCTACCTAGTTTCCCCCCTTGCACCGGAACCCCCAGTAGGGTACAATCTACACACTATGGCTACCACCAAGTTCAATCCTCAGTATCGTCCCGTTCGCACCAGTACGCACTTCGTCGTCGGTCGTTACGACCTGTACCACATGAAGTCGATTCGTGAAGACTCTCACGGCGCGCAGGCGTCGTTCCTCGTCAACAACGCTCGCCCGAATCGCCGCAATGAGTACGGTATCAAGTTGTTCGGCGGTATCTCTCAGGCGTTCGCTGCGTACCAGCGCCAGAAGATGGCCGCTGAACTCGGGATCGCGCCGCCTGTGCGCCGCATGGTGTGCGTGGAGACTACCGATCATCGTGGCGACCGCCGCTTCATGTGGGGGTATCAGACTTGTCTCGCATACGGTATCGGCCGCATTCACGTCGATGAGATGGCGGAACGCTATCGTAATCCCAAGTGGTGTTCTGAGTCGGGTGTGCGCCGCCTCTACACGCTGATGCTGACGCTCTCCACCAACGGTACGCAGATGGACTTCGGTCCCATCGGTGTGAACTACCGTGGGCGCCGTTCTCCGCGCATGGCGGAAGATCTGCATTGCGAGAACCTTGGGTTCTGGCGCAAGTCTCCAGTCGTGATCGACTTCGGATCGCACCTCGTCGGAGCGGCCGTCTAATGGAAATTCAGTACTGCGACAACTGCGCTGATCCGCTTCCAAACATCGATGATCGCTACATCGTCCCGGAACTCCCTTGCGACATTGCGAGTGCAAATGAGGGAGAATCCGCCGTTCTATGTGGCAAGTGCCACAAGGAGTGCTGCAAGTGAAGATTCGAAGAGCAAAGTTCGTGTATGACGCGCTCCGCGAAGGGCAGCGTCTTCGTGCAAAGACTTGGGGAAAGAAGGATCGCAGTCCCCGTGCCGATCGTCGGCAGAACAAGCAAGCGATTCGTCAAGGAGATTTCGAGTGATCGCAGGAAAGATAAATCCCGATTCAGTTCTCACGCGCATGTCCCGTCGCGTGAGTTTTCGTGCGTTTCAGGCGCCAGGTTTCTGCCTAACCTACAACCTGAACGACCACCATTGGTATAAGACTCGCTACGGCAAGTTGGTTAACCACTGGCTGTATGAGAACGCCGATGGCAGTACGCCAGATCTGTCAAACTTGGAGAGCGAAGCAGAGCGCATTCTCCAGCACGAAGCAGACCTATTCGCCAGTCGCGACCAGGAGCCGCCGGCTAGGTTTGACTACGACAACCCCGACTTCACCGATCTGTTCCCCTCTTACTAGGAGCCATTTATATGCTCAACAAGTTGTTGACGCTCGTTCGCAAGTTTGTTACAATTCATCCGTACAAGTGGGAAACGCTCCCACAGACAACCCCAACAAAGGAAACTGAAATGCCCATGACTGCTCAAGACAAGATCGTTAACATGTTCCGCGACTACACTCGCCGCCTCGCTTCTGATGTGAGCCGCAGCACCAAGAGTGAGCAGCGCGACCTGTTCGCCCGCGCTCGTACCGTTCGTCAGATCGCCCGTGATGCGGGTCTGATCAACCGACTTGATCGCGCTTGCAGCGCCGATTCGGTGACGATGCGCGTGTTTGAGAGCAACGACTACAACTGGTCGAAGTTCGCGAACGCCTGAACCATTCTCCCGTGTGTTGGGGAGGGGGCACCCGCTACGCTCCCTCCCCTCTTACGGGGATGAATCATGTCCCTCGACCAGAAGGATTTCGATATGGCAAACGGAAGATACTGGCGAAACGATCCGTACTACTATAGTGCGGTGAACCTTGATCGCGATGTCCCTGACTACGATCCGCGTGAACGAGAGCGCGAAGAGGACGAGGACGAAGACAACGATTGGGAAGATTTGGAAGACGATACGCATGACGGTGGTAGCCATCGTTCGTCTGCCGACTCTGATGACTGGTCCGGATATCACGACGATATCGACTAAATACATCAGGGCGCCGAGAGTAATCCGCGCCGCCCAATTCGAACCAACCTAGTGCATCTAGGCAGTCAAGCCCCCCGACTGAGAAGTGGGGGTTTTTTATTTCCCTACAAAGTTGATAGTAGTGTTATCGGACATTGCCGTTTTCTAGGTAGTTTTAGGGGCTTGACACGGGAGCCAGGAATTGGTACAATTTACAGACTATGACTACCACTCTTTCCACCAAGCAGTCCGCGTTCATCACCGCTCTCGCCTCCATTACCAAGGTCTCGCCCGTCAAGCGCGCAGACCTCGTCGCCGCTGCGGCGAAGGTGGGGATGGCTTTCCCGCCCGCGTGGATCGTCAAGGACGCTTACCGTAACGCCGGGCGCGGCCTCTTCCATGTCCCGGAGATCAACGGTGTCGCAATGACTTCCACTCCGCAGATCACTGCCCGTATCGTCAGCACTCCTGCTCCCGCTCCTGCGCCGGCTGCCGTGATCGTTCAGGCGGTGCGCGGTGCCGCTGCGCCGGTGCAGTCCGTTGACACGACCAAGATCCTCGGGATGACTGGCGGCGACCGCACCACGCTGATCCCGGAGAAGATTGACACCTACGTTCCGTGGGGACACTTCTCCTCCATCGAATCGATCATCAAGTCCACGCTCTTCTCGCCCATGTTCATCACGGGTCTGTCGGGCAACGGCAAGACGACGATGGTGGAGCAGGTCTGCGCCAAGTTGAAGCGCGAGTGCTTCCGCGTCAACATCACCGCAGAGACTGACGAGAGCGACCTGCTCGGTTCGTTCGGACTCGTTGACGGGAACACCGTCTGGCAGGACGGTCCCGTGACGCTGGCGCTCAAGCGCGGCGCCATTCTTCTCCTTGACGAGATCGACCTCGGCACGGAGAAGATCATGTCCTTGCAGTCCGTGCTTGAGGGTAAGGGTGTGATGATCAAGAAGATCGGCCAGTTCGTTCACCCTGCGCCGGGGTTCAATGTCATCGCGACTGCGAACACGAAGGGTAAGGGCGACGACAACGGGCGTTTCGCCGGTACGCGCATCCTCAACGAAGCGTTCCTTGACCGCTTCGACTTCACCATTGAGCAGGACTACGCACCCAAGGCGACGGAGAAGAAGATTCTCCTGAAGAAGATGGCGAAGTTCGGGAAGGTGGATGATGTGTTCGCCGACAATCTCGTTCGGTGGGCTGAGATCATTCGCGCCTCCTACGAGGACAACGCGCTTGACGAGATCATCACCACCCGCCGCTTGGAGGGTGTGTGCAAGGCGTTCGCCATCTTCGGCGACCGCATGGAAGCGATCAAGATGTGCGTTTCGCGGTTCGATGAACTGACGCGCCAGGGTATGCTTGATGCGTACACCAAGATCGACGCTCAGGTGTCGCCGGTCGATGCGACTCAGAACCCGGAGGACGCTGCTGGTCCGCAGCCCTACGATGCGTCGCGTGCCTACACGGCGGATCAGATCAACAACGCAAAGGTGCTGTGGCTGATGTCTGCCAAGTACGAGGATCGCGTCGATGTGAAGAACAGCGGAGCGAAGTGGGATGCTGGCAACAAGCGGTGGGGTATCACCCCGAATCAGTACTGGACCAATCAGCCGCTGTGGAACAAGTACGAGCCGCGACCCGTTGACATGAACGGTCGCATCGCCGTCGGACTCGGTCTCGCCGAGAACGCTCAGCCGGCTACCATCTAATGGCAGCCGCTTCAACGAAAATCCTTCGGGATTTTTGTTGATAGTACCCCGCCTCCTGCTATACTAGAAACACGATGCAACCGAGCCCACCTAATCTCAGCGACCGACTGATGTACTTGGATTCGCTCTACACTCACGATCCGATGTTCACCAAGCGATCCAAGTTGCTTGAAGCATCGCGTCTAGTTCTCGACATCATCCGTTACGACCCCAACACGCTGCTCCCGGATGAGTACAACAGGTTCGTGAACATCTTTCACGCAGCCGAGGATGCAGCAAACCGAGAGTTCGCAAACCATTTCCCAAACTTCGACAAGGAGTGACACTACAATGAATACTAACACTTACGACAATCTCAAGTCTTACCAGCAGGAATTTGTTCGCATGATCGCCAACGCATGGCTCGCTTCTTCACCAGCCGTCACGCTGAAGGCTGATCATGGTTTCAACCGCTCTTACCTTCGCGAGATCGCCATCAACAACGGAATGAAGTGGGCGCCTGCTTGGATCGTGAAGGACAAGAACCGAATCAAGAACCGAGGTACATACATGGTTCCCGAGGTGTGTGATTACATTCTCTCCGTGATGCCTAACGAGAGCACCAGTCGGGATGTGACTGCGGACAGCACAGAGATGGAGCCGGCGGCAGTCTAAAGGCGCCGCATCGTTCATCTCCCATCGTTTCAGGGGCGAGTCTTCGCAGGACTCGCCCCTTATCATTTGGCAGCCAATTGTTGTTGATAGTACAGTTATCGGACTATATGGCGTTTTCTAGGTAGGTTTGGGGGGGTTGACATGAACCCCCGAATTGTGGTACAATCTACGACATGGCAAAGAATCTTACCACCTCCACCTCCACGCACAACAACGGCGCCGCTAGCGTCATGGCTCGCATTCTCGCGACCGAGAACATCTCGGTCATCGTTGATCGCAAGGCGAGCACCGCCGCGTTCGATCTGAAGAATCGCACCCTCATTCTGCCCGAGTGGCGCGACATGTCGCGCAACGTGTTCGATATGCTCATCGGGCACGAGATCTCCCACGCTCTGCACACTCCCACCGAGGGCTGGCGCAACACGATCAACGCGATGTCGGGTACGACTGACACCTCGCGTCAGGAGTGGCAGATCGCCAGCCTGTACCTCAATGTCGTTGAGGATGCGCGCATTGAGCGGCTGATCAAGGACAAGTTTCCGGGGTTCAAGCGCGACTTCGTGAACGCTTACAGCGAACTGTCCGCCAAGGACTTCTTCGGTATCGGTAAGATGGACATGAACGCTCTGCCGCTGGCGGATCGCCTCAACCTCTACTACAAGTTGGGCACCATCGGCTCTGTCGGTATTCGTTTCACCGCTGAGGAGCAGCAGTTCATCACCCGCATCGACGCTTCGCAGTCCTTTGAGGATGCGGCTGCAATCGCCGCGGATCTCTACGAGTACTGCAAGCACAAGAAGGCGGACAAGCAGGATCAGCCCGAGATGAATCCTCCGGCTGGTGCGCCTGGTAACGACACGGGCGACAACAACCCCGGCAAGTCTCCCGCGTCTGGCGACAAGTCTGAGAAGGGTAAGGAGAAGAGCGAAGCGAACGACGGCGACGGCGCCGGTGACAAGAGCGATGGTCAGGGTTCCCCCGAAGGCGATTCGTCTGAGAAGAAGGAGGAGTCGCAGACCAAGACTGGCGCTGCGCCGGGCAACGGTTCGTCGCAGACTGCTGCACCGACTCCGACCACTCAGCAGAGTCTGAACAACAACCTTCAGAACAGCGTGTCGAAGATGGAAGCGTGGGACAACAGCGACGGTATTCTCGCTCCCACCGAACTCGTCAGCGTCGATCTCGACAAGGTTGTGATCGACTGCAAGAAGGTCCTGGAGTGCGCCCGCACCGATGTTCCGGCGGTGTTCAACCCCACCACTCCCGAGGAGCAGACTGCGCGTGGTTCAGTCCTCAAGGAGCAGGAGACTTTCATTCGTGAGAGCAAGCGTACCGTCGATCTGCTGATCAAGCAGTTCGAACTTCGCAAGGCTGCTCAGATCTCCAAGCGCGCCAGCATCGCCAAGACCGGTGTGCTTGACATGACGCGCATCGCCACTTACAAGTTCAACGAGGATCTGTTCCGTCGCAATGTGCGCCTCCCCGAGGGTAAGAACCACGGACTCGTCATGTATGTTGACTGGTCGGGTTCGATGGGTGGCACTCTGATGTCCGTGCTTGAGCAGTGCTTCGTGCTTGTGGAGTTCTGCCGTCGCGCCGGTATTCCGTTCGATGTGTATGCGTTCACCACGCGCAAGTTCGACACGGCTGACGGTGTGGAGGCGAATCAGTACGCGACTCCGACTGAGGAGCAGAAGCAGGACTGTGTGTGGAACGGTCGCACTCGCATCGGTTACGCTGCGGTTCAGACGGTTGAGAACGGTATGCAGGCTCCCCACGTTCACCCGTACTTCAGCCTGATCAATCTGTTCTCGTCGCGTATGCGTAAGAGCGAGATCGCGGAGATGATGCTGTTCACTCGCGCCTTTGCTCGTCGCAACGACTCGTACTACTTCCGTTTCCCCAATCGCTGGCACCTGTCCGGTACGGCGCTTGACGAGTCCATCGTCGCTGCGATTCAGATGGTTCCGCAGTTCCGTGATCAGAACCGGCTCGACATCGTTCACACGATCTGGCTGACTGACGGCGACACTTCGTGCCCGTACCTTGATCACCACAACGGTAGCGCGACGATCATCGATCCCAAGACTCGCGCCGTCTATTCGGACATCGACATTCGCAAGCGCATGATGACGGAGTACCACACTCCGACTGCGCGTTCGACGGACATTCTGCTGACTGCGTTCCGTGACATCACGGGTTCTCGCGCCATCGGTATGTTCCTGTGCGGTTCGGTTCCGTCTGTCGATGTGTTCTTCCGTGATCAGGTTACTCGTCAGGCGCCTGTCACCGAGCAGGAGATGCTGCGTATCAATCCCCACGCGAAGAGCCGTTACTACTTCAAGCAGGATGTGCTTCGCAAGGCTGTCTCCGTCGTCAAGGATTCGCTCACTCGCAAGCTGCGCGAGGACAATGTGCTGTTCGCGGACAAGGGTTCGACGGGTTACGATGAGTTCTTCATCATCCGTGCCAACACCTCCATCATGGAGCAGGAGGATGTGTTCGACAAGGTTGCTGCGGGTGCTTCGCAGGCGGTTGTCAAGCGCGCCTTCCTCAAGTCGTTTGAGAACAAGAACAAGTCCCGCGTTCTCGTCAACCGTTTCATTGAGATGATCGCCCGATAAGGAGAACCCATGACACTTCCTTCCGAAGAATACAACGCAATCTGTGCCGCAACCCGCTTTCTGTACGATCTGATGGACCCCAAGAAGACACCGAGGGTTCCGAAGCACATTCGCGCAGAAGCGAGGCGGCGCGCAAAGCACATGCCCCTTCCCGTGATGCTGATGGAGCGATACCGGGAAGCGATCACGACAGAACCCGGTTTCGAAGGGCTGCCACCCATGCAGTCACCCGTCGAATAAATCGTAACGATTCTTTGCCCATGCGGGCCAGTCAGGATACATATCTTGACTGGCTCGTTTTCATTTGGTAAGATTGTTGATAGTATGTGGAGATCACCCATGCAGCAATCACACTTCATCCGAATGGTTCGAAACGACCTCGCTGAACGGGATTGTATCCTGGTCTTCGGCAGGGGAAAGCAAATCAATTGCAACGGCTTTCGCGTCGATGGTTACTTCTCAGAACACGAGAAAGAGATTCGAGTAGCACGAGCGAGCACTCAATGGCTTGGAGTATTGGCGCATGAGTATGCCCATTACCGCCAATGGGTGGAAGGGGATCGCTCCTACCACCGCTCTGGAAACGCTATCGACATGATCGACAACTGGTTTGGAGGCAAGGAGTATGCCGAACGGGACCTAACCAGGGCTTTCCGTATTGTACGAGAGATGGAGAGGGATGCCGAACGGAGGTCCGTTGATCTGATCAAATACTATCAACTACCCGTCAATCTAGACCTATACATTCGCCGTGCTAACTGCTACATTTACAGCCATTTCATCATGCATCAAACACGCAAGTTCTGGGCGTTCAAGCGCGATCCATTCCGCAGTCGTACCATTCTATCCATGATGCCCAGCGACTTCCGCACACAGACCCACGCTGCTATTCCACCACACATCGAAGAAGCACTAGTCAAACTCGTATAAAGTTGATAGTATGTGCATATTATTCCATTGCATAGCATATTATTACATGGAATAAATAGATGCATAGGAGTCTATATCATGCCAACGTATAATTATTCGTGCTCAAATTGCAACAAACTCTGGGAAGAAATGCATACCATTGCCGAACGGGAATCTCCCTGTTCGAAACCCTGTCCCCATTGCCGAAAGAAAAAGGTATTCAAGACAATGGAGGGATGCTTACCCGGTCTGGGAGCCGATGCAACACTCACACCAGACAAAGCATCTGGGGGACGCTGGAGCGAGGTGATCTCTCGCATAAAGTCTAAGGTGCCGAAGCGGCTTCACAAGAATGTAGAGGGGTCTGGCGGTACTGGCCAGCGTTGGAAAGGGTGACTGGGAGCCGTAAGTGTTTTATTGCAAACTTTTGGGGTTTCTCGACAGAGGGGCTGAGAGGCATTCGCGGTATTGGCGGCATTCGGAATAGATTGCCACCTAAGCCCCACTTCCCCCCATATTCCCCCACACATTTCTAACCCCTACCCACACTACCTGTCATTTTGACACATTTCGTATACAGGCTTTCAGCTCCCCGTGTATGCTAATGCCGAAACGGGTGTCTATCCCTGTATATACCTTACTGTCTGTTCTTTCTCTTATCTGATTCTTTCTTTACCCAATCCTCTACTGCTTTTTGATGTTCCGGTGAGGTTCGTAGTTTCCGCATATGATCTAAATCGGCTTTTAGTTCTTTGTCTGTTGATCCTGCATATGCACCTGTTCTTTTACCCTCTGGTTCTGCTAAATGACGAAGTACTTGTGCTCTTGAATGTCTACCTAGAGCATCCGTGGCTCGTTGTATATACGCTGGATCATTTTTACCAAAAGTGAGAGATTGTCCTAATGCTATTTGTGATTGTCTATCGGCAGCATCCAATACCTTTTCTCTTTGTGGTGTGAGGCGTTGTTGCTCGTCTAGTTTCATTTGACGGTATGCGTCGGCGACTGATTTGAGTTGTTTGTTCTTGTCCATATTATCTCCTTGGTCTATCTAGTTCTTTGTTTGGTGGAAGTGCGGATACATTTGATGCGACGATTCCGAGCCGTTTTGCTCCAGCCTGATAGATTCTGTGCTTCTTTGGATGCTCTGTGTCGTATTGCAGAAATGGCTTCTTTCCGCTCAACTCATGCTGTGTTTGTACGAAATGACTGATATGATCGAATACTTTTCTTGCCACATCTGAAGGAAATTCTCTGCTTGGATCTTCTATGCCATGATATCCACCTACGCTGAACAATACTTCCCAATTGTTTTGACCAAGATTCATGAAGTCTGTTCGTATGGTTTTGGCGGAGATAGGCTTTCCCTTGCTATCCTTTGTGATGTTGGCATAGGATACTCTCTCATCGCTGTCGTGAGTGACATCAGGATGCTTTTCTTTGGCTCTGTATACTGCACTAGGCCGAAAGATCTCTGCGAGGTATTGCCGAAAGGTGAGCATAGAGTTATTTATCAAATCTACATAATACTGAACACACACCCGTAGTCTATCGTATTAGACATGGAGGACAAATCATGAAAGCCATTCTATTAGTTCTGATGAGTTTGCTGATGGTGGGTGGAGTAGACATAAACAAAGGAAAGCAGGAAGTCGATACTTTCTTTGTACAATGGAAAGAAAATGTGAATAAAGATGCCGTTTTGATGAATGTGAATGGAATTGAAGCGGTGGAACACTATTCCCATATTCCAAACCTTTCTCTAGTCAACATGAAGAATGTGGCTTTTATGCAAACCGCCATGGCCACTCTTTCTATGAATCCAAATGTGGAATTTGTAGAAGAAGATAGAATATTTGTAGCAAAGCAAAACGAGGTGATTCCAAACGACTCTGGCTTTTCTCAGTGCTGGGGTCATCGCAACATAGGGCAGTCGGGTGGACTCATCAACTTTGACATGAATACCACGAATGCGTGGACAATGACGAAAGGTTCTGCGAATATTCGCATTCTTGTTTTCGAAACAGGCATACAGCAAAACCATCCCGATATCAACCAACTGGCTGGTCGTGACTTCACTACTGGTGCGGTGAATGGTGTGGCTGGAGGAGGACCGAGCAATTCGTGTGACAATCATGGTACAGCGGTTGCTGGCTGCATTGCAGGCATCATCAACAATGGCATCGGTACGGTTGGTGTCGCTCCTGAATGCAAGGTGATTTCTGCGAAAGTGGGAACAGCCATCACACCATGCAATGGATCGTGGCAGGGGCAGACATCATGGACTGTCAATGCAATCAATTGGGGCATCGCAAACGGTGTTCGTGTCACAAACAATAGCAACGACTATGGTACGGCATCGACGGCCATGACGAATGCATACATCGCTGCACGAAATGCGGGTGTAGTCAACTTTGCGAGTTCGGGTAACTCGGGAAACACAAGCATCGGATTTCCTGCACGATCAAATGGAGTCGTAGCAGTCGGTGCTTCAAGCCGAAACGGGCAGAAAGCATCCTTCTCTTCGTATGGTACAAAACTGGCTTTTGTTGCAGCAGGACAATCGATTTATACCACAGACCGAACGGGAACCGATGGATATGTGTCGGGAGATTACACCACGATTGATGGTACATCGTTCTCTTCGCCATATGCAGCAGGGGTAGCAGCATTGATTCTTTCAGTCAATCCCTCCCTTTCGGCAGCACAAGTGGAATCGATCATGCAGTCATCATGCAAGGACATGGGAACCGCAGGCTACGATACTCTCACCGGGTGGGGAATGCTCAATGCCGAAGCGGCAGTTCGGGCTGCTCTCCCTGTCTCTTGTCCAGCAGATTTTAATGGAGACAGGATTGTAAACGGTGACGATCTTGGTATGTTACTTGGTTCTTGGGGAACACCACAATACGATATCAACGATGACGGAACCACAGATGGTATAGATTTGGGTATCTTTCTTGCTAATTGGGGTTCTTGTTGATCTACTAAAAGAAAAACCCCCTATTGCTAGGGGGCTTCTTTCATGGCATGGAGAGGATTGTGTTGTTAAATCAGAGTTGTCGATCTTTCCAAGCAAAGATTGAATCTTCTCTGCCTGCTCTTTCTTCTTTTGCTTTTCTGTAAGCGGCTGCTGCTTCAAGGTCTTTCTGGTATTGTGCTTTTTTCTTTGCTGCTTCTCTGGCTGGTCTTCCTGCTTCATATTCAGCATTTATTCTTTTTTGTTTTGCTTCGCCTGCTGCAATGTTTATTGCTGTTTGCTTCTCTCTTTGCAATGCTCCTACTTCATCGTTTGTAGCAAACCCTCTACCTCTTAGTAAATTTCCAACTCTTGATAAGTCATCTACAACCCGTTGTACAAACCGTCCCTCTTCAATCGTGAGGCTGTCTGAGTAATTCTTTGCTCTTTTTTGTGCTGTCATTTGACGATCTGCCATTCTTCCTATGGCATGAACATTCTTTCTCAAGATATTAACATTCTCTGCCGATGCTGCTCTATCTGCTTCAGGAACTCCCTGTAGACTCATCTTGGTCTTTGTATCCACAACCGAACCAACTGGATGCCCCTCGGGTGTTAGCCTCATCTGATTACCAAACGATCCAACATTCAAACCGCGAGCCTTTCCCATTGCAGCGAGTCTTGATCTTGCGAATCCTGCTCCGGCTTTGGATGCATTGTCAATCGCAACAACTTTATTTTCTGGACCTTTTGGATCTTCGACTGTTCGAACAGAACGAACCTGCAATGTTCCTCTATTTGCGCTATGCATCAAATTTCTAAGTCGCTTTGCTTGGTGTACTTCCAATGCTCTGACATTTGGATTTGCTGCTCTTTGGACATCTGTGAATGCTGTGATCTCTTGAAGATCGATTCCCTCTTTCAGAAGAGAAACAAGATATTCATAGTCACTAACTTGTTCGGTTAGGCTCTTGAGTTTGCGTTCGGCTTCTATGAGTTGCCGTTGAAGGTGATTCTTTTCGTTGATGAGTTTTTGTTGGTAAAAGTGATCCATGTTTTCTCCCTGATTGTATTATTTAGGTTTTTGCCTTGAGCCACAAATGCCTTTTAAAAATTGCTTGCAAATTAGCATAAAGTATGTAGAATACCGACATGAGCAACGATACACCAGACATCAAAACACTTGAACGCCGTTTGCATATGGCTAAAAAGATCATCTCTAGCCTAATTAGGCAAAGAGATGAAGCCCGAGGTATGTACCTTAATAGAATTAGGCTAGACTTCTCCGAAGATGAAGCCAAAAATGCAGCCACCGAACTTGGTTGGTACAAGGACAATGATGCCCTTGACAGAATTGCCGAGTTGGATCAGGAGATGGGATTGTTATGAACGAGCCACTCGACATCGAACAACTAGAACAGCAGTATCCTCTATGCTTCAAGCACAAGGGGTGCTGTATGTATGGAGTTGAGATCCAGCCCGGTTGGAACAAGATTATTCATGTTCTTCTTGCAAGACTTGAAGATCATCTCACTCTCAATCCTGACAAGTTTATCAACTGTGAGTTTCCGTTTCGCATAGATCAGATCAAAGAGAAGTTTGGTACTCTGCGATTCTATGTGAGTGGTGAAGTCGATGAAACCATGTGGGATTGGATCAATCTTGCAGAGGAGCAGAGTGCCAATGTCTGCGAAGTCTGTGCAAAACGCGGAGTTGTCCAAGTATCAAATGGTGGCTTCTGGCTAAAGACTCTCTGCTCTGAGTGTGCAAAGGATGAATACATCCCCTACAACAGAAATATAATGCCATGAAGAAGATCAAGCCTGAAGATGTTGCATACGAACTGCGTGAACTTTCCAAGAACACCAGTCTCAGTCCTGAAATTATCAATATAATTTCTCACGGCTATGCAAGAATCTGTGAGTTGGAACGTGAGCGCGACGAGGCAAGGCGAGAGGTGTGCAGGGATGAAGCGTATCGTCCTTCACCATCACCACCATGCACGGCAAATCAAGTTGCGAATCGGCGTGGTTGGGATTGCTTCAAGGAGAAATTCTTTGTTGGCGACGATGACCATGCAAAGATGGAAGCCGATTCAAACAACAAACTCTTTCGCACTACGGATATGAAATAAAATGGCTATCGTACCTACATCTACAATCTATAATTCAAACGGTCAGACTTTCTCTCGCTCCGAGTATCAGGGAGCAATTTATCAGGAAGTCACTTTCACCGATAGACTTGTGTTCGATACTCAATTCACGATCACCGAGCCCATCAAGGAATCTATTTCAAATAATACGGTTTCAAATTATCCTGAAACTGCAAATAAATACTTCATGGGATCTTTTGATGGATTTTGGGTCCATAAGATCTTCAACGGTGGCAGGCTTGTAATGACTGTTCAGACCGTGGATCAGGATATGTTCATTCCTGTTGCCCATGATCGCATTGAGAGCGTCTGTATGCAGGCTTCTACCGAATTGAATGGAAGCGATTGTGAGCCTCCTGATGTTCCTGCACCAGGAGTTCTTGCAATCCTTGGAATTGCTGCTATACTTACTAAGAACACTTTCAGAAAAGAGTAAAATATGAAACAGATTCTAAGCAAACTTATGGTTCCTATGCTCATTCTCCTTGCCATCAACTTCGTTGGTTTTGTATTCCACAAGAACTATGAGGGTGCTGTCGTTGGAAGCGTAGTTGGAATGATTGTTGCTTTCCTTGCTCTTGAGATCAAGGCTAAGTACGAGTGAACTGGTCCCTTCGTCTAGTCGGTCTAGGACACGGCCCTTTCAAGGCCATAACAGGGGTTCGAATCCCCTAGGGATCATTATGTCAGATAAAACTTTTTATGGAATGCCCATTGAGCGTTACAAGTGCCTAATGGAAGGTACAGGTCCATGCATCCGTCTTTCTGAAAATGAGATGAAAGAAGGCTGGCATTTCTGTGATGAATGGGATGATCTTCTCATTCACGCTGACTCTGACGAATTTCAATTTTGTAAATGTTCTCATATGAAAAAGTTTAAAACTACTGAACGAGAGAAAGCATATCAAGAGAGATGGAATAAATCAAATGATGCTCTTGATAGGCTTGCTGATCTAGATGAAGAATTAGGGTTACATTGATGACTTTACCTCATGAAGAATATTATAGTTTAGTTGCAGCAAAAAACTTTTTATATGATCTTTTGAATTCTGCTCATACTCCAAATGTTCCTTCTGAAGTTCGTGAAAGAGCATCAAGAGTATTGAAGCATTTTCCCATGCAACATAGATTGAATGAAATTTACAAAGATCATGTTGCACCTAATCGTTCTATCTTGAATGAATACGAAAATGGTGGTGGTTGGGGAAAGGGCAAGGATGAATAACGACAATAAGTATTTTACTTACAAAGACGCACTGTTTGCTACAGCGGTATTGTGTATCACATTCATACTTCAACTTGTGCAATTTGAAAGATTGGAAAATAGAGTCAAGGAACTTGAAAAGAAAGTATTAATCAATGAGTAAGCCATTCGGATATTCGTATTTTTTGGATATGTACAATTGTCGTGTTGGTGCAGCAGATGATCTAGAACTACATTATCGCTTCCTTGAGCGAGTTGTTGATAAGATCGGTATGACCCGCATGAGTCAGCCAATTGTCATTCATGGTCCAACCAAAGATGGCAAAGAACTCTATCCAGACAAACTTGGTGTGAGTGCTTGGGTTCCTTTGATTGAAAGTGGGATTCAAATCCATTCAATCGAACCAACCCATTTTATCACTCTTGATGTATACTCCTGCAACAAATTTGACAAGATGATTGTTCTTGATTATGCAAGAGAATGCTTTGGCTTTGATCGCCACGAAGAACATTTCTTTGTTCGTGGTATGGGATATGGGGATATTGGCTAAACATGGAAACTCGTAATCTCATCGACCACTATAAATATTGGACCGATGAAGCTATACTCACTAATCTTGACAGTAAGCGCCATAACTTTTCTGTTGTGTGCTGCAATATTGGTAACGATTTTAATATTGCAACCGTTATACGCAATAGCAATGCGTTTCTCGCGCAAGAGGTCGTAATCTATGGGAATAAGAAATACGATAGGCGAGGGACTGTCGGTACTCATCACTACACCCACTTGCGTCATGTCAGGGGTATTGAAGATCTCGGCTCCTACATTGAAGAAACTGTTTCCAAGCATGAAGGCAAAGTTAAACTATTGGGAATTGACAATGTACGTGAAGCAAAAGACGTAAATGCATTTGACTTTGACCCAAATGTGCATTATATTATGATCTTTGGGCAGGAACAAATCGGTGTTCCTGAAAACGTTCTAGATATGTGTGATGATCTTCTTTACATTCCTCAGTATGGTTCTGTGAGAAGCATCAATGTTGGTACTGCCTCTGGCATTATAATGAACAATTATTGTGCCAAGGTTCACTCCTTCGTGGTGTAACGGTAACACGGGAGACTTTGGATCTCTCTTTCTAGGTTCGAATCCTAGCGAAGGAATTTATGACAGACAAACAAATTAAACCAGTCGGCAAATGGATACTCGCAAAATCTTTGATTGGTGGTCAAAAGACCACTACAGCAGGGATCATATACAACGAGAAGTCATCCTCAAAAATCATTCCCGCAAAGGTAGAGTCAATCGGTAATAAACTCACCGAAGACATTCAGGTTGGCGATGTAATCTGGTGGGATGTCAGCAAGATCAAGGATGGTTACGCTGGTAACCATGTAGTTCATCAAGATTGGGTTTCATTCGTAGAGAGATAATTATGGCAAAAAAGAAAATTAAAAAAATCGTCACAAAAACAATTCCTTGGAAGACCACCCCATTCTTCATTGACATGGATGAAAAGCAATTCCAAGAGAGAATTAGTTTCATGCCTGTCAAGATTCTTCTGAACGAGTATGCAAATGCTTGCGAAGAGATTGGCAAGATCATTGCCAAGTTTCCAGACAAGTACTATGACAAGAAAGAATATCTTGACATCTCAGCCCGTGCATACGATATCAAGATGCAAGTGATGAAGAGATTCCATGATCTTGAAGATCATGTTGAAATTATGGATTATTATCGTCACTCAGATTGCTAAAAGAAACAACCCCGCACTTCACGGGGTTGTCGGCCTAAGAATACTCTTCCTAGGGTATTAGTCTTTCTTTTTCTTCTTGGACAACTTACGAAGGGTGAGTGCAAGTCTGGCTCTCTTGCCAGTCTTGCCACTCTTTTGTGCAGCCTTCTCAAGTTTGGATACAGGAATATTCTTCCCTTCCTTGGCCTTGAGAGTCTTGCGGAGTGACCCTTCCTTCTCAATGGCTGCTTGAATCCACTTCTTCTTCTCAAGAAGAACTTCTTCGTTCAGGTCAAAGTCCTCGTCTTCAAAAAGATTGTCAATGATGTCATAGGCAATTTCAAGTTCCTCTGTGAGGGCTTGAACGGTGTAGACGAGTTCGTTGAGATGTTTGATATATGGGTCCATTGTTTGCCTTGTACTTTATTTAGTCCCCGGTTCGTCTTGATGGAGATCCCGGAGCACCGTATCCCATTGACTCTGGAGAAATATTAGCACGCACTTTTGCCATATGTTCTTTATATTCCGGAGAAGTCGCAATCTTGATGTAGTTACCAATTGCTTCTGCATCAGCCCCCATTTTGATTAATTCATCAGCGTTATCAAATTTTCCTTGACTAAATGCAGACCAAATTTTTCCAAATTTATATCTATTTGGATTATCTGTATCGTGTAACATTTGTCCATGTCTTCCAATGACAGACATATGTTTTTCAAGTTCTTGATGTAAATTGGCAGACTGTTCATTCAACTTAGTGCGAGGAAACCCACCAAATACCAAATTTTCAGAAAGTTGAACTCGGGTTCCTTGATCTTTGAATGACTTTTTGTTCATAGAGTTCATCTCGTCTAGTTTGTTTAAAACTTTTTCAACCAAATCTGACTTTTCAATCTTGCTTGCCAAGGAGCGAATGCTTGGGCTGTTATTATTTACATTCCCACCGATTCTGTCAAGGGCTTCTTCAATCTTTTCTCCCTTGGCCTTCTTGATGGCACGATCTCTTGAACCTAGGTATTCGTCTTCTGAAGACTCTACCTTTCCGTCTTTGTCATAATCCTTGTCAGCCATCTTTTTCTTCTTGTGGTGCTTCATTTCCTTTTCAAGAAGGTCGATGCGTTGAAGTAGTTGTTCGATTAGATCTCTGTTTAAGTCGCTCATAATATTATTTATTAATTTTTAAGGCTTAGATTTTCATCTTGTGTGCTGAGAATGTAATCATTCACTTTATCCAAATAT